TAGTGATTGGTTGTGAAAAAATAGATGTCTAAACCTACGTTCCCAAAAACGCTTTGGAGCGGCAAAGATGGTAGAAAATACAATCCAAAGTACGAACACACAGATATTTTTTATACAGATGTAAAAATGTTGAAGAAAATACAACTGATCGACCATGGTCCGGAAAATGTATACCGTTTATTGTATACAAAAGCATTAGAATATGTGGATACGAAAATCAACGCAGTGGATGTGGGTTGTAGAGATGGAGAGTTTTCTCGATATCTAACATGGAGTTTTGATCATGTGTATTGTTTTGACTACAGAAAAAGAATAAATTTTGCTATGAATCTAGATGTATCCAACAACAAAGTCACCCATTACACCTGTCCCTTAGGAGACGGTATCAAATTTGAGTATGCAAGTGGCAGAGGAAACTTTAGAAGCACCACCGTTGATGCCCGATGGGAAAACAAAGAGAAGCGAAAAATATTTCCATTGGATCATTTTGACTTTCCTGATGTTAGCCTAATCAAAGTTGATGTTGATGGTATGGATGAGGAAGTGATAAAAGGTGCAACGGAAACCATTAAGAGATACAAACCTGTTGTTATAATCGAAGAACTCACTGAAAACGGCGTACCAAATCACAACGGTATTAACCTGCTTAGGAAATTAGGATACAAAGAAGCCTATGTACACAAGAGTAACGGTATACACAGAGACTACGTGATGGTGCAAGGTTAACTTAAGGTGTTACTTTGTTCGTTTAGATCTAGTGCTAGAGCAATCTTGTCTCTGTCATTTTGATTCATGTTGTTCAATAGACGCCTACTTAATTCGTAAATGTCTTTGCCCGATACGTCAATGTTCAATTGCCTACAACTTGAAATTATCTGATCTTCCACAAATATCCTATCAAATCCTTTTGTGTCAATCCTGTCGTCACGTTTTGCCTTGTCTGCAACAGCGTCTAGGTCTAAGGGGTCAAGCACATCAGGAAGACCACTGCTTCTTAGCACTTGATCAATAACAGCACTCTTGTCTGAGTCTTTTGTTGTTGTGTATATTGGATTTGATCGTGATTGATTTATTTTGTAATCTGTGAAATAAGTTATCCAATTTGAGTTTTGGGCGACTCTTGCCATTAATTTGCGTAGATCATCATCATCCGCTAACCCAACGTAGGCTTGATAGTCCGATTGACTCTCAATATATGTTCTTAACGAAGTTATGTTAGTATTTTCTAAATTTTGTTGTGTTGTTATGCTATCTCTGATTGCAACCAAGTCCGTTGTAGGATCTCCTGCAATTTGCGATATTCTAGTATTGAGGTTGGCCATGTTGCCAGCGGCTGTGTTTACCGCATTGTCGAGAGAGGTCTGGAAGTCTGTGGAGTCTGCGACGACAGAACTCAAAAAAGTGACCAACGCATTATTTGAAAATCTCACCGCCGCTGTGGCAGTGTTTAGAGCAGTGGTTGTCCTTGCATTGATGTCAATCAATTGCATAATATCTTTTAATCTTGTAAACACAGGTGCCGAACTGTCTTCGGTTTCAATGAAGATGTTGTTCAATGTTCCAAGATGGTCATTAACTCCTCTGGATTTTTCTTTTGCAGATACTCCATATAAACTAGGAAGTGTTGTCTGCAAAGATTGTACCATTTGCAATATCTCAAGAAATCCGCCACGAGGAAAGTCTTCTATGCCTTCGATCACTCCTAATATTGAGCCATCTAAAATTGTGTTTGTGTGTCGAATAATGTCATTTAGATAACGTCCAATTTGTAAATGAGATTGTGCGGCGTATAAAGTTTCTAATGCGTCATTTTTCTGTGACGTTGTTAAAACTGTGTTGTTGTGTATTGCAGTGTCCACATCAAATTGTGATTTAATAAACTGATAACCATCATCTTTGTCAACGGCTTTGATGTCATTGATTGCATTCTCCAAAGCCTGATTACTGAAATTGGGACTTGAGTTTACTAAAGATGTTAGGCCTTTGTTTACTGTCATTATCCTCCGTTGGCGAACACGTTGGGAGATCCCATTATTAATCTTCCAAAATCTGCGCCGTCTTTGTTCCTTGAAACTGGTCTTCCTTCTGCGAACACATTAGGCGATCCTTGTTTGACCACTGCCGGGTGTGCAACACATCTAGGTGGACAGCACACTAATATTACGTGCGGCAGTAATGGATCTGCTGGTCTCAACACTGCTTTCCCATTGGCAAACACAGTGCCTTGTGTTGCTTTGCAACCAATCGCTCGTGTGCAGGCGTGTCCTGTTAAGGCTAAATCTATTCGGTCTCTTGATACTGCTGGCATATGGATATTTATTGCCGGCAAAAAGTGCTAGGATTATAACTTAAATTTGCTGAATTGACCTTTTTTGACGTCCTGTTTGATGCCACCAACGATATAACTTTCGACCTCGGTTTCTTGAGGAGCAACCTGCATACCTTTTGATGATAGCCAGTGCTGTGTCCATGGCAGTGGGTTCGTGCCCGCAGGTTGATCAAATATAGGATCAAACCCAAGTGCTTTTAATCTCTTGTTGGCAGTCCATTCAACATATGCACCTAACAGTTTCTCGTTAAGTCCTATGATAGAACCGTCTTTGAACAAGTGTTTGGCCCATGCTTTTTCTTCTTCAACGCAGTCTTTGAACATCTGTATCACAGTCTTTTGTGTTCCTTTAATTGCTTTTGTCATTTCAGGATCATCGCCTTTGTGCCATGCCTTGATAACGTGTGTTGACAAATTCAAGTGTGTTGCTTCATCCCTAGCAATCAATGAAAGTATCTTTGCTGAGCCTTCCATGAGTTTCAGTTCACCAAATGCAAATGTACAAGCAAATGAAATATAGAATCTCAAACCTTCAAGCAAATTCACAGTGTTCATTGCTAGATATAATTGTTTTTTTAATTCTAACATATCAACTTTTTTACCCACGGCATAGTCTAGTGCCATTGCTCCAAACTTATCATACTCACCGGTCACTGATTTGGCTCTCTTCAAAATCTCTTTGTCATTCACAATAGTATCAAAAACTTCTGTTGGATCTGCGTACACATTTTTCATGATGTGCGTGTATGATCTCGAGTGTATGGTTTCAAAGAAGTCCCAAGTGACTATGCACCCTTCAAGTTCTGGATTTGATACGTATGGTAAGAACATAAGGCTAGGCCCTCTACCTTGCACACTGTCCAACAGTGTTTGGTATTTCAAGTTAGAAGTGAATATGTGTTTCTGTTCAGGTCTGAAGTTCATGAAGTCTGCTCTGTCCTTCTGCAGTGATACTTCTTCTGGTCTCCAGAAGTAACCGATCATTGTTTGATTAAGTTTGTCGAACTGTGGATACTTAAATGTGTCGTATCTCTGTACACCACCATCCTCACCAAAGAACATAGGCTGTTTAGTAAAGTCAACTTTGCCCTGGTTAAAAACTGTTTTCGTCATAATAATTCTTCAATGTTAGATTGTACAGGCGTCGCACTCACCGTCGTCTGCGGTACTACTTATCTGTTCAATTGGATTTTCAGGTTCTAGTATAACGTCCTCTCCTTCGTCATCATGTGCGTCACCGATACCCGCTGGTTGCACATCCTCTTCCTCACCTTTGAAATCGTATGTGTTCTGATAGTAACTTGTTTTCCAACCATATTTGTATGCTGTCAGCATGTCCTGTGCCATTGCCGAAAGAGGCACTTCGTTGTTTTCATAGTGCAATGGATTGTAACTCCAGTTGCCAGATATGGCCTGATCAAAATACTTCTGCATCATAGCAACAACATTTATGTAACCTTCGTTGCTTGGCATATCCCATAATAATGTGTAATCATTTTTTAATTTAGGGAAGCCTGGTGCTATCTGTTTCAATGGCCCTTTTTTACTTTTCTTGATCGCCAACAATGCTCTTGGTGGCTCAATTCCGTTTGTCTCATTCGAAACTACCGAACTGCTCTCACTAGGCATCTGTGCTGATAATGTGCTGTGTCTTAAACCATACTTGGCAATGTCCTTTCTAAGACTCTCCCATGCCATTCTCTGTTTGTGTGGCACAATCTCATCAATTTCTTTTTTGTAGTGATCTATTGGTAGTTGTCCATCTGCATATTTTGTTCTCTCGAATCCCTCGCACTTGCCCTTTTCTTTTGCAATATTACAACTTGCTCTCAACAAGTTGTATTGGAATGCTTCTGAGAGTCTGTCAACTATGTCCCACGCCTTTGGATCAGAATACTTAACTCCGTGTTTTGCCAGATAGTGTGCAAGTCCAATGTATCCTATACCTAAACTTCTTCTTGCTTTTGTTGAAACTTCTGCCGCCTTGACTGGATAATCCTGATAGTCAATAATTTGTTCTAATGCTCTCACACTTAAATCACAGATGTTTTCTAATTCATTTAAGTCATTCAGCCCACCGACATTAATTGCGGAAAGAATACAAAGTGCAATCTCTCCTTGGTCGTCGTGTATGTCTTGTATGGGTGTTGTGGGTAATGTAATCTCTTGACATAAGTTTGACATAGAAACTTTGTCTTTGAAACTCGAGTGGGAGTTGCAGTGATCCAAATTCATTATGTAGATACGTCCTGTCTCTGCTCTCTCTTTCAACAAGTCAAAGAACAAGTCCTGTGCTGGAACAGTTTTCTTTGGAATAGTTTTGTCTGCTTCATACTTCAAGTACAAGTCATCAAACTCATCTGTACCAAACGCCTCATATAGTCCTGGAGCCATGTGTGGAGAGATAAGAGTAATGTCTTCCTCATTCATAAATCTCTCATAGAACAATTTAGAGATCTGTATGGAGTAGTCCATACGTCTTACTCTGTTGTCCTCTGTGCCTTTGTTATTTTTCAGTACAAGTATATCTTCAATCTCTGGGTGCCATATAGGAAAGTGTACAGTTGCGTTTCCGCCACGCACACCATTCTGTGTACAACATCTAACAGTTGATTCGAATTTCTTTAGGAACGGAATGACTCCTGTGTGTTGAACCTCCCCTCCTCTTATTTTACTGTTGATGCCTCTGATACGTCCTGCGTTGATTCCTATGCCTGCTCTTCTGGCAACATACAATCCAATGGCCATGTCGCTTGAAAAGATACTAGGCAATGTGTCATCACTGTCAACAAGCACACAACTCGCAAATTGTCTTATAGGTGTTCTCACACCTGCCATTACTGGTGTTGGTATATTAATTTTGTGCAATGAGATTGCATCATAATACTTTTTAACATAACTCATTCTAGTTTTCTCTGGATAGTCAGCGAACAATGTTGCCGCGATCATCATGTACATGTCTTGTGGAGTTTCATACAGTTGCCCTGTGCTTCTGTCCTGTACAAGATATTTGTCACATATCTGTCTTAGACCTGCGTATGTGAATTTAAGATCTCTGTCTCTTCTGATCCAAGTGTTAAATCTTTTAATTTCTGACTTATTATATTTGTCAACAATACCTTTATCATACACACCCAGTTTAATATTTCTTATTATTAATTTTAATAATGGAATGTATTCGTACTGACCATGTGCCTCTTTCCTTACATCATACGAAAGAAGTCTTGCCGCCGCATATTGATAGTTGGGTGACTCCAAACTTATTAAATCATTTGCCGAACGCACTAAAACATTTTGAATATCTTTGGTTGTCATACCATCATAAAACTGAATATTGGCGTTCATTTCTATTTGTGATGAACTTACACCGGTCAGACCTTCGCAGGCCTCTTCAACGACGAAATGAATTTTGTTAATGTCAAGGTTCTCCAACCTACCATCTCTTTTTTGGACTTTGATCGTACTCGAGTTGGTGTTTGGCATTAAGTTTTTATAATTTTGTTTTTTGATTTTTGTTTTTGTTGTATCCATATTTATCTAAATCCGTGTGTTTAACTTTTTTATGTGTTTTCTTCTAGTAGTCATACGATAAAAATTACAACGTCGTATTGCAATTTTATAATGTACTAATATTATAAGGAAAAAAGTTTTTTGTCTATTGAAATCTAGATTACAACCGATGGTATTATGCTATTATTGTTGTCTGGTAATCTATAGTTGCCGCTGTGCCGGAATTGGTAGTTGTAAATTTTAATGCGATAGTTTCAGATCCTGCTGTTGAATCTTTGTTGTCTAATACTGCTGTCAGTGTGACCCCTACATCTGCGCCGCTCTCCGTAAATGTGTCGTCAAAATTTACAGCAGTGGTTGATGCACTTACAACCAATTCGCCTGTTCTGTCCAATGTGCCTCTCACTATCTTGTAAACAACTTTCAATCCTTTTCCTGCTAGTGCTGGATATTCATTGAATGTGGTGGCCGCCGATGTGTTGTTTGCTAGTGTCTGTGATTTTATTGCTTTTGTTTGTATTCCGATACCTTGCAGTTCCGGTGCGGCGTTCAATTCTGAACTTCCGTCTGCTCTTCTCAAGTCTGATCTTTCAAAGAAGTCCATTATAGAACTACACTCGTCTTGATCATACTGGATCACTGGTACTTCTCTTATTGAACCTACTCCTTCAAAATTGTTAGCGACAGTTGATGCATACCAATTACCATGTGATATAATATTTCTAGATGGTGCTTCTACAGTTTGTTGTGCTTTCACGTAGATAGCCTGTTGTCCTATCGTGCTCCAACTGTTTCCGGTAAACTGAACATCTCTAGGTCCAACGCTCATACCGTTTGTAGTTGATGAGTCCCATTCATCACCAATGATTGCACCATAATATCCTATGCTGAAATCACAATTATGAAATCTTACGTTGGTTACGTCAAAACTCATATCAATCAATCTAGCAAATTTTGTGAATTGGCAGTTGTTGAAATATATGCTTGAACACTGCAATGCGTTTGTTGATCTTACAGTGACTCCTTTGTTTGCAGACACATCAGCACCACCTGATGAGTAAGCACCTTGAAACTTGCAATTTTCAAAATACAAGTTAGTGGCACTGTCAATCGACACACCTGAACCACTTGCATTTGTATTCTTGAATGTCATGTTGCTGAACTGAATTTGTGTTGGGACTGTTGCACCTGAGTTACCTATATTGAGGTAACCATTGCCATCATCATCTTCTGTTACCATTGTGGCACTTGCACCCGACATCTCAATAATTGTTTTGTCGTGTCCTTCTCCTACCAAATGTGCATATGGTGGTATCGTAAGTGTGGTATTAATTTTGTATATGCCCGCCGGGAAGAACAATGTTCTCCTTGCTCGTGTATCATCTTGATCTGTGTCTGAATATAATTCATCTAACGCTCTTTGTATTGCCGCCGAATCGTCTGTGGAGTTATCT